CCAGTTCTAAAAGCATTGATAATTTCTTCTTGATTGCCTATTTCTTCTTGGAGTCCTAATAAATCATTATCTAGTGCTAAAGATCTAGCTTTTTCTAAATTAAGATTTTTTCCTAAAAGAAGTTCAGCTTCCATTTCCGCTTGAAGAGAAGATTCTATTTGCAATAATCCTCCAGCTATTTTATCAACTTGATCTAGAGTTAATCCTAATGCTTTTGCTTCAGTAACAGCTTGAGCTAATAGTTCAGGATTTTGACCTAATGACACAACTACTGCAGAAGAAACTTCACTAATATCTTTTATAATTTCCTTAGCATTCATTGAGGATTTATTAGCTTTGTTAAAATTATTAACTATACCAACAACATTCTCCATTGTTTGTTCAGTATTTGTACCTTGTTGTCTTGCTAAAAAAGTTAATTTTTCTGCTTGATCATTTGATAAATCTAATTGTCCTGTTAAAGATGTAAATGTTTCTAATGCTTCTCCAGTATAAATACCCATCATCCCTGTAGTCTCTGTTAACGCTACAAATGACTCTCTTAATCTTTCTGAATTAATAAATAAATTTTCAGATGTTTGCATTTGTTGATTAAAAGTTGTATTTAATTTTTGAGCTTCGCTATTAGCTAATCCAGTAGCTTTAGTAATTTTATTAACATTACTAGATGCTGCGAATAAAAGATCCTTAACAGTTTGAATAATTTTTATTAATAAAGTTATTTTAACAAATGGATCAGTTAAAGCTGTCGTTAATGCTGCTCCTACTCCTTTTATAGCAATACCCATAACGGTAAAACTACTTGCTCCTCCTGCTGCTGCACCCATCATACTTTCTTTAACTTTATCAAAATCTTTTGCTAGAAAAGAAACCCCTAATTTTTGTAATCCTGTTCCTAATCCATCTACTAATGATCCAGCTACTCCTAATGTTTTACCAACATTATAAATGTTTTCTTGTTGTATTTTTAATTGAGCATTAGCTTCCTTTAAAGTTTCCGCTTGTTCATAAGTTAATATCGCTACTTCTTGTTGCTGAGTTGCTTGATTTCTTAATATATCTGATTGATCGTATAACTCTAATAGTTTTTTTTCAGCGTTAATTAAATCTTCCCCTGATAGTTGAGATATACTAGCTTCTATTTTAGTAATTTCAGATTGTTTATTTTTATATTCACTAACTAACTTACCTTGCTCTTTATCATAACTTAATGCCTTTTGTTGTAATTCATTTACTAAACTTTCATTTTTAGCTATATCTTTTTTAACATCTGATAAATTATTATAATCTTTAATTTGTTTACCTAAAGCAGAAGAAACACTATTAGTAAGTTTAGCTAGTTCTCTTTCTTCTTTATTATTTTTTCTACGTATACCTAACTGAGCTTCAATATCATCAGTTAGTTCAGCGGATTGTTTATATGCTTCTCTTGCAACTTTTAATTTCTCATTATTAATATCTAAGCTCTTATTTTCCGCTTGTATAATAGCTTCGGTAAAAGATAAAATCCCTTGATTTACTTCCTCTATTTGTTGTAGAGTAATTAAACCTTGTGCATATAAAGTATTTAATTGCTGTTGTTCTTGTGGTGTTAAAGCCATAATAATAAATATCTAATAATATAATTATTTAATATTTTTATTATTAGGCTGAGCTTTCAAAAATTCCGGTTTATTAATAGTACCGTCAGGATTAACTAAAGTAGTTTTATTTCCGCTTGAATTTTTTGCATTATTATATTCTTCTTTTTCTTTATCGTAGTATGTTTTAATTTCACTATAGATAAATTTTCTTAACCATATAGGTAAATTATAAATTGTATCGAAATCATATCCACCTTTTCCATGAAATACTATTTGATGTATAGATTGAAATAAATTCATTCTATATTTTTTAGCTATATTAGATGTCAGGGTAAAAGAACTGGATAGTAATTGGTAAGTCGAGAGATTTATTGCTTCCTTCTGTAAAAAAAAATAAATCGATATCAGGAGAAATTTCTTTAATATATTTGCGTAATTCTCTTGAATCCATAGCTAGAAGATGATTATCAATAAAATCACGTATTACCTTTGGTGTTTCGTCTCCTTCAACTGAAGTAATAATATGTTTTAATCTTGTAGAAAGAGTATGTGATTCATTTGATTTTAATCTCCTTAATGATTTTAATTCTTGTTCAATATTACGTTCATCTTTATGAGTTAATAATTTAAAAGTAATATTTGTTTTAGTATGTGGTAATTTAAAATCAAAATTATTTATTTTATTTTCTAATTCAGGATGTATATCTTTTTCTTTATACTCGGTTAAATCTACAGTATATTCTGAACCTCCGTAGGAAAAAGTATAATCTTTACCATAAGATAAAATACGTGCAGCAATCATTAAGCCATTTTTATCTCCTACTAATAATTCATTAAAATCAATATCTGAAACTATAAGAGATTGAATTAATTTATCTATTACAATTCCTTTTTCTATATAAGTTTGATTAGTAAGTATATCTTCTTCTTTAGCAGACATATATTTCATTTCAATTTCACCTTTAGCTAATAATGAATCGGGTGTATAAAGAAGTCCTTTAGAAGGTAACGTAACTATCTCAGTAGGAAATTTAGTTTCAGCCATAGTTTTTATTTATTATAACAATTTTATATAAATAGTCTATTTTAAAAAAATCAAAAAAAAAGCACCTATAAAAGGTGCTCTTTCTTTTATTAAAGTATTATCTTAGTAATTTAATATACAGTAATCAACTGCTACAGTCATATTAATCTCTTGAGCTCCTTCGTCTCCCCATCCATAATCTCCAAAGTTAGAAGATTTAATAAATGAACCTTTCATAATCCATTCGGATACAACATCCCCTACTGGACCTAATACATTAAAGGTAAGATCTTTTTTATAGAAATCAGAATAACCATCTCTACCAGTTACTGATTCATGGTGAAGTCTTACCCACTCCATTACTGCTTGTGCTCCTGATGGAGTTACTGGATCGTAAAGAGTAAATGAAACATCTCCCCAAGTAGTCATTCCTTTGACTTTTCTTTGTACATTAATATGATTAAGAATTACTTCACCGTTTTCAACATTAATCCCTCCTACCCCTTTTACCATATATGTTGGAAAACCATCCATAAACATAATAAACCTATTTTTTTGTTTAGGTTCAAACGCTGTAAAAAAGATTTCGTTACTATTTAGTACTGGCATTATCTATTTGTTTTTATTATTTATAAATAGTCAATAACTTATTTTTTATTCTGGAAATTCAGCTCCTGTTGGTAATACATTGAAATCTAAAATAATAAATTCAGCAGTTCTCGTTGGTTGTAAGAAAATTTGACCTACTAATTGATTTCTATCAATTACATCAGCTGTATTATTAGATTCATCCATTACTACTTTAAAAGCAAATAATCCTTGTCTTTCTTGTACTGAAGCTAAATATGGATTAACTTGTGATAAGAAATTATTTCTTGTTGCTATAGTATTTTGTTCAAACACTAAATTATCAGCTACTTGACCTATAAAAGATTTAAGAGCTATTAATAATCTTCTTACATTAACTCTATCTAATGCTGACGCTTTAGTTTGCGTTGTTTTTTGTCCAAATACTACTACACCTGCGTTAGGGAAAGTAGCAATAGGATTAATATTACCATCATAAAGCTGATCTCTATTAGCTTGTGTTAATCTTCTTTCAGCTCTCAATACATTTCCTAACGTTCCTCTATTAATACCTGCAGGTGCAAACCAAGGCTCTGAGACTGCATCATTAAAAGCAAATACACCAGGTAACATAGTTGATGCTGGAGTAAATACTGTAGAACCTCTATCAGGATCGATTATTTGAACCCAAGGCCAATAAACTGCTGCGTATGAATTATTAAGTACAGTAGATTGTGCTAACGCACCTAGTATAGTACTATTATATCTAACCGGATCAGCTATTAAGAAAAAATCTCCTCTTGATTTAGCATTATTTGCTAATGTAGTAAGTTGTGAAGTATTATCTTGAAGAGTAAGACCTGGCACAGTTATTAGATTAAATCTATATTCATCTTTATTATTTAAAAGATTTATTGCTTTATCATAATCAGTTCCTAATAATCCTTGTGCATTATCCCCATTTATATCCGTATAAAAGTTTGCTGGAGACTGTGCACCACTAGCAGGTATATTGGTTCCTGTCGCGCCACTAAATGAACCGGATTGTGCGTGAGGTATAGAAGCTGAATATAAACCTACTCTACCGTTGCCATCATTATCAAAATAATTAGGTGTTAAAGTATTTACCTCTTTAACTCTAACATATCTAGATTTATTTGGTTCAGTACCAGATTGTTGTAAAAAGAATTGAGCTTCAGAAGTATTAAGAGTTTCTGTTAAATCACCTATTCGTTTAGTTATAAAATCATTAGAAAATGGATCTAAATTAACATCAGTAAAAGTTTCTAATATTACTTTATCATTTTTATTATCATCTCCTCTACGAACTAGTAAAGTAAAAGTACCTGATGCAGTATTAGGTGATACAATTTCCCATCTTAAGTTATCAGCCGTTCCCGATGGTAAAGAATGATTTACTGTTAAGGTAGAATTACTATTTTCAGATATTCCTTCAGATAAAGTTTCTAAAACAAATACTGATGATGCTGTACTAATACTAGCTGATACTTGTGTACTGGTTGCTGGTGTAAAAGATCCTGTAGTAACTCGAGTAACTAGTAGTGAAGTCCCTCCTTGTTGGAAATAATTAAAAGCTGATATAGAAGTTAAATATGTATATTCATTACTTCCACTTTCAATGGTAGTTCCAAACAAAGTTTTATATTCTGAATAAGAAGTTACTACTTTTGGTTTTTCTACGGGACCTTTTGCGGTAGGTCCTATGATAGCTGCTCCTGCTTCTAAAGGTTGTTGTGTTATTAAAGATAAATCGTTTTCTCTAGTTAATACACCCGGTGATAATAATGTTTCTGCCATTTTTTATATTTTACTATAATTATAAATAGTGATTTAATAGGCAAAACTCTTATTCTGTAACTAAATTGCCGGTTTCAATATCTATTGATACGTCCCCGTATTTTTCTTTTAATTTTTCCATTAAAGTATTAATATCTTTTTCTACTTTGCTAAGAGAAATAAAAATTTGTTCTTTTTGTTCTTTTAATATTTGTAATTCATATTCTAAAGAACCAAGACTAGTGACTAATTCAGCTTGTTTTCGTTGAACTTCTTTAATAGACTTTAATTCTTTATCAGTAACTTTTGTAACTTGTTCCTTAATCATAAAAATTTATTATAAATATAATAAACTTTCGTTAAATTAAAAAATTTAATCTAAACCATCATTGGGATCATTCCATGTTGGACCATCTAAGATAGTAGTTATTTCACTATGTGTATATGGTCCTTCTTTAGTAGTAAGTGCTTGTATAGATGATGGCATATCACCTACATATTT